CCACGGCTGCCACCATTCTCTTTTTAAAATTGCTCCTTCCTCTGAAGTAGGATTTTGCATGTACTGAGCTGACCAATTTCTAATTGATATTGACGCTTTAACTTTTTCTAGTTCTTCTAGGCTCCAATATTCAGGCCACACGGGTTGAACATTATCATCTTCTCCAATCAAAGCAGGAAAAGAAATTGTTTCCCATTGGTCTGACTTAGGTTCATTTTGTGATTTAATTAATCGACCGGTCAAATCATCTTGAGCCCATCTTGTCATTACAAGTACAATCGAGCCTCCAGGTTGTAAACGTTGTCTAGGACCCGACAGGTACCAATCAAAAGTTCTTTCCATAGCTGAATCTGACATTGAGTCTTGTTCAGTATGTGGGTCATCGATAATAAGTAAGTCCGCCCCTCGTCCTGTGATAGAACCGCCAACACCCGCTGCAAAATATTCCCCACCTTGATTGGTCTCCCAACGTCCTTTTGCCTTACTATCTTCTCTTAGTTTAACATCTCCAAAGATCTGTTTATACTCTGGACTATCAATTAAATTTCTTACCTTGGCACCAAACCTTCCTGAAAGTTCAGCGTTGTGTGATACTTGCATTAATTTCATTTTAGGATGTTTCCCTATCATCCAAGCAGGAAAGTATATAGATGCAAATTCTGATTTCGTGTGTCTAGGAGGCATATTTACTATGAGCCTTCCTTTTTTATTTTTAGCTATCTTCGTAAACTCATGTGCAATATGTTGATGATGTCCCCATTTGTCTGGATCACTATCAGTTCTACAAATAAAATCTGGCCAAACATTCTTTACAAAATACAAAAAGTTGTCTTGACATAATTTTATATGTTGAAGCCACACTTTTTCGAGCCTCTCTCGAAGCTGATCTGTAGTCATCAAATCTGTATTAGTCATATATATTTACTATACCCTTGGGTCCCCAAAAAAGAAAGCCCTTTCATCACAAAGCCGATTACTTGTATATCTCCTACAATGTTAAGGTAAATAATGTAAGAACCTAAATTTTTAAGGTTAAAAAATTAAAAAAATAAATTTTTTAATTTTTGGAATTCGACTGGTACCTCTATAAGTGAGACATGCCCCACGGATCACGTGGGGCACTGGTTGTTAATTGTTAGTTTGTTGTAAGTATCTTATTCGATCATTAATGGATCTCTGTATTTTATTTACTACATTGACCCATTTTTTATCATTAGTTGTATTTAGTTTTAATATATGGGTGTTGTCGTCTACTCCATTACTAAAGCTAAATTTTACTTGATCCGTTGAGGGCGTAATTACGCCCTCAATTTTTACATTATAGCCCTTGAATTTAAATGGTATCATATTAAACCTCCATTGATTTTAAAGCTAAAACAATTCCACCAGTAGCAAGTATGCCACCAGTGAAAGCGTCAACACTAAAAAGAACCACAACACCTAAAAAAGCAATTGCGAAACTAATTAGAATTAAAAAGATATGTAATGCAATATTCATATTATATCTTTTTATATTTTGTTTTAAGTTCAACTGATTCACCACTAATCAAAAATTGATTGTAAATATCTTGATGTTTTTCTTTAAAAGATTTTACATCAAATCTAGTTACATTTTTTTTGATTATTTCCAGTGAGTATTCTTTGTTTTTTATCTTACCCACTGTAAACCCTCCGAATGCTTCAACTATTGGCAGTGTCTCATCTTTAACACTTACCCATAATTTATTATAGTTTTTTCGAAGGTCATTAACCTCACAAGCTTTTAAAAGCTTTTGAGATGTAGCTGCCTTTAGTTTAGGTAGCTTTTTTTGTTGTGTTTTCATGTAGTACCTCACTTTGTTAGTTTGTTTTTTATGATTAACACAAGCCCACTTTAATGGGATATTATAGGAAGTCAACAAAATAATTTAAATTATTTACAGCCCTAGGTTGTAGGGCTGTGAATTAGAATCGTTCTAAACTAATAGAATCAATAAGAGTACTATTCCTATAGTACCTGGAAAAAAAATAACCAGTCGCATTATAAAGGCTAAAAATCGATCCATCAGGCTACCGCCTTGATAAACTTATTATTAATCTTACGGCCTTGACCCTTGGCAACCAATCCAACTATCACGCCACCCGGATCTTTAAAACGAAGGTCGTGAAGATCTCCATTAATGACTTTTTTATTAAGCCATTTTTTGGGCAGCTTATCCTGAAACACAACGGCAACATTAGAGCCCTTAGCTATAGCTGCAGCTATATCCGAGTCGTTACGGCCTGAGTCACTGAAGGTAACATTATAATTTTTAAGATCATGATCAAGATAATTTAAAACCTTGGTATAATCATAAAATTGAACGTCAGGATGCAGCTGCATTAAATTCGAACCTCCATCGACTTTCATTCGATGCCAGGCCAGGTCACTTGTACCGTTTAACCTAACGGCAAACTTGAAGCCCTGGTTTGCAGCTCGTTTTTTGAGCTGTTCGATTTCACGACTCAGGTCCCATAAGAATGCATTCTTATTGGTCCAAAAATAATTTGTTTTATTGAGTCTAGCTTTTTGTACTGAGCCCATCTGTCCACGGCCTGAAGTATTTAAACAAGCAGCTGCACACTCAGGGGAAGCTTTAGGACATACATTTTTACCTGATAGGGTAAACGGTGCAAGGTGTAATATAGCTGTTTTATATCCGTATTTTTCACCCTTGGCCATTTTAGTTTGAGAATAATAATTTAATAAAGGCATCAGTTACCCCCTTCTATTATTTCTTTTAACTCTTCAAGATCTGCACCATCATCTGAGAAGTCGCTGCGACTCAAGCCTAGCCCAGCTGTCTTCAAAGCTTCTGCTGCTTCCTTCTCGGTCCACGGTTTATCTGCTGGCCATCCAGCTGGTGGTTTTATTTTTTTATTCATTTTTTTTCTCCATGTTAGTTAATCCCATCTCATTAGCATGGGATGGCTATAGCTGTCAACTTTTTATTTATGCTGCTATAGACCAGGTAAGAGCTGCCACGACTCCAGGACCAATTAAAAAAATAATTTTTTTATATATAAAGGTAAATACCTTTAGGAAAAAATCCCACATACAATCTCAAACTTTACGCACATGTAAAGGTATATAGGAAGAAAAAAAATCCCACATACAATCTCAAAGTTTACGCACGTATAAAGGTCAATGATTATTAGAAAAATCCCACATACAATCTCAAAGTTTACGCACAACGAAGTTGTGCGTAAAGAAGATCCGAGAGACGTGGTTATTGCGTCAAGATTTTTTGCATTGCGTCTTTTAAATTGAGTGATGAGTAGGCACGAACCAAGCGTCTCGGTTCACGAACCACGAAAATTTGTAAATTTTGAGGTGGTCTTTGCGAGAGGTCTTCTCGCAAGATAAACGAAGTGCCACCATTTTTAAAATGTGTTAAGTGCCAATTGATTTGAAACTTTGTAAGTCCTAAATTCTTGACATCATTTGACTTAAGTTCAATCCAAATACTTTTGTTATTTATCAACCAATAAACATCTGGAATACCATTGATTGTATTACTTTCTATGCGAAATAATTGACCTTTTAAATTTAATTTTTTTATTCGTTGCCAAAGATTTTTTTCTGATTTTGCCATTATGTTATTAAGTCAATAACATAAAAAAACCCCCAACTCCACTCTCGCATTGTTGGGGGGTTTTAACGACTTTTATTACTGTCGGATACACTTCTATCAAGCAACCGATATGTGTTAGAGACTTCGGTTTGTCTATTATTGGGACAAATCCCAACAATTCTTTTTAATATATAACTGGAATAATTGGAAGTTCTTTTATATTCGTATGAATAGCACCACCATTATTTCCCTCGTCATCACTTGTTGGTGTTAGCCAAGTTCCATTGTCTAAAAGAATTTGAATTGGTTGATTGTGCCAACCTTGTAATTCACTTTCTTTTTCTGAACAATACTCAATTTTAACAATAGTTCTGCCTTTTAAGTATTTTTCAATCCTTGTCTTCCAACTATTACTTAATTCTTCATTATTCATATCTTCAAGTTTTTTTGCTTTTGTCATTATTACTCCTTTTTTGCCATAGCACTTATTTTATGTAGTTGAACATCAAGATTAGTTGCATAATCCCAAACCACAATAAATCTTTCTAACCAATTTACTTGCTTATCTGTGAGTTTGTTATTCCACATAACCTCTTCATCTGCACTTCCCAATGGGGATAGTTTTTCTCTATCCCCAAAGTTGTTGTATATTTTTACAAGTCTATCAATACTAACCATTATTATTTGGCAATTCTTTCAAAGTATTTTGAGGAATTGTCATACTTATATTGGTTTGTTTAGCAATCAAAGATATTTGATTTAATACCTCTGACCCAATCATATCACTATGTAATAGATCAGTTGCTTTTTCTTCTAATTCATCAAGTGTTTTTAATTCTTGACCCTTTTTAGAATTATAAAAAGCATTTTTTGTTTCTTCTTTACATTGATTTTTTAAATATTTTTCAATGCTATCTGCTAGATCATACAGTTTATTATCCATTTCAAGACTTGGTATATCGTATTTATCCCAAGACTTTCTTGTCTCTGACCAATTAACTATTTTTTCTCTAACTTTGTAGAAATGTTTTCTTACCATTTCTCTTTTTTCTTCAAGGTTCTTCATATAGTTTTTAGAAAAATCATTAAAATCTTTTTCAACTTTAATGTAATTCACTAGATCTTTTTCCAATCCTAATCTTTTTTTAAAAATAGGAAAGTTTTTTTGAGTTGTCTCATTAATCTCAACTTGATGAAGAGATTGAATGGCACTTTTTTTATCAGAGAATTTATTAGACAATTTTTTTTGCCAATATTCTCTATTATCTTTGCTTATTTGTTTTGACATTTTTGCTCCTTTGTTTTTGTTAGTGCAAGTTTAGTGAAATAGGAAACTTGCAAACTACCAAAGTGTATCAACTATATTATGGCACTTTGAAACCTTATTAGATTATTTTTATTTTTTAACAGTTGTTAAAAACAATCAAAAAAATTCTTTTAACCAATAGTAAAGCCACCACAATTTTCACAAAACTCTGCAAACTCTTTTACATTTTCAACTGAAAAAGGGTAAGAAGCGTCAGTATTTCTTTTTTTATAAATCTTATCCCAAATTTTATGATCTTCTTTTGGAAAATCTTTTGGTGCAAGATTACTATCTCTCATTTTGGTTTGTACTTTTTTAGTATGTGCTTCAAGTTCTTTTTCAACTTTTTCATTATGTATTTCTAAAGTTTTTCTTCTTGCTTCCCATTGGGCTTCATATCTTTTTGTATGACCAGTTTTTATTAAATATCTTAATTGTCTAGCAATCATCTCGGCTTCTTTTTGAGATACCTCTGAACAATCATTATATCCCCAACTTTCTTTTCTATCTTCTGGAATAATTTTTGTTTCTTCTAAAACATAATGTGCAAGTGGTCGCCACCACCAAACATTGTTTCTAAAATAAGTACCAGATTGAGAAGTGTACTTCTCTCTTTTTTCAAAATACTTATCTTGTTTTTCTTTTGGTAATTCCCACAAATTATCTGGTCTTTTAGGTTCTTTTAAATGTAGGTTTTTTGGATTTAAACCAGTTATATCAAATCCCATTATTGCTCCTTTGTTAATTGTTAATATCCCATTAATATAGGATATAGATTATTTTGTCAAATAATTATTTGATACCTAAAAAGGCAATTAAAACAATGATTATAAGGGTAGGGATAGG